GAACGTCACGGGAGCTGGGGCAGGCGCAGGAGCCTCGGCGGGCGAAGACGGACGAGCCGGAGTCTCCCGCGCATGGAAGTACGCACGGCTGATCTGCTTCCACGGAATGAAGCTGTCAATGACCTCGCCGAGGGTCGCCTCCAGCGTGGCCTCAATATCCCGACGATTGCGCGCCTGCTGCTCGGACGACACCCCGATGGTCTTGAAGAGGAACGCCTGAGCCCAGCACTTGCGAGCGCACGCGATATAGAGCGCGTGGATGAACTTGGACAGGGTCGGAGACTCAAAGGGGATCTCCACGTGCTCGGTGTCCACGTGCTGCAGAGTCGCGAACGCGCGGATGTAGCTGACAAAGACACCCAGCAGAAGATCCTCAATGTAGTCGCACTTGGACGCAACCGCGATCCGGTCTACCTCCTTGTCCAGAGTCTCCACGTTCCACTGAGGAATACGAGTCAGCAGGTTCTGGAAGGTCTGCAGGGTCTTCTCCGGCTGACCGTTGCGATCGCACGCCGACTTGGCGTTGTCGTAGACACTCCAGAGACCATCCGCAATGTGCGGGATCAGTGTCCGCGTGAGATTGTCGCGAAGAGACTGCTTCACAAACTCCGTAGACATTTGTTTAGACGGACGATACGACTTGAGACAATACGGACGCGATGCCCAAGTTCGTCTTGATTCTCATGGTCAAGAACGAGTCTCGGATTATTGAACGGTGTATGAAGGCAGTGGAGGGAGTCGTGGATGCTTTCTGTGTAACAGATACGGGATCCACGGACAACACCCGCGACATTGTCAAGGAGTTCCTCAAGACGCACAGGGGGTGTCTCATTGAATGCGAGTGGAAGAACTTTGGTCATAACCGCAGCATCAGCTTTGATGGCGCGCAGACATACCTACGCGACACTCTCAAGTGGAATCTCGCAGACACGTATGGATTGCTTCTGGATGGCGATATGGTCTTCGTGCCCGGGAAGCTCAAGAGCCAGTCGCTTGGAGAGATTGGCTATTCCATCGTGCAGATCGCAGGAAACCTGCAGTACCCCAATTGCCGACTGGTGCGCATGGACTACGCGTGGAAGTGCAAGGGTGTCACACACGAATACTGGGATGGACCCACGACGGCTCTGTCCAAGGAGATCTGCCACATTGACGACCGCAACGACGGTGGCTGCAAGTCGGACAAGTTCACTCGCGACGCAGCTCTGCTAGAGAAGGGTCTGGAGGATGAGCCCAACAATGCTCGGTATATGTTCTACCTGGCTCAGACCTACCACAGCCTTGGGCGCTGGAAGGACTCGGCGGCCATGTACAAGAAACGGATTACCGCGGGTGGGTGGTACGAAGAGGTCTGGTATTCGCACTACATGATCGGGCAATGCTATTTCAATCTCAAGGACTACATCCGGTTTGAGGCGTGGATGCTCCGAGCCTACAAACTCAACCCCAAGCGCGCCGAGCCGATCTACAAGCTTGCCAAGTATTTCCGTGAGAACGCCGACCACTACAAGTCGTATCACTATATGAAGCTGGGCAAGGCCATTCCGCTGTCGCAGGAGAGTCTCTTTGTGGAGACGGACGTCTACACCGGTCTGTTTGATTACGAGCGATCTATTCTGGAATACTACGTGCACTCCGACAAGACAGACGGTCTTCGGGCATCGGTCGCCTACATGCTTGCGTCGGGAGACCTTCAGTCCAGTGTTCTGAGCAATCTGGAGTTCTATGCCAAAGTCATTGGTGCCGTAGAACCGCTGACCAATCTACCCACACCGTTTGGGTCTGAGTTCCACCCCAGCGCGATTTCCCTGCGGTCGTATCCTCTGGCCAACGTCCGATATGTGAACTATTGGATTGAAAACGGAGACTACAAGACCCCACCGGGCAAGTGTGTCCAGACCGAGAACGCTTTCGTCAATCTGGAGACAGGAGAGCTGCTGCAAAAGATGAAGGATTCATCGGTGACTCTTCCCCGCCGCGATGCGGCCGTGAAGGGACTGGAAGACATCCGGCTCTATGGAACTGATCGCTTCACGGCAACTGTTCAGGAGTATTCGGACGGTGTGCGAGTCTTGGACGGCCGCTACAATGCAGAGACGGGTGACTACGAGGACTGCCAGATTCTGCCATCTCCGACCGCACGGAATTGCGAGAAGAACTGGCTGCCGGTGGGTGACACGGGGAACACGATCTACGACTGGCATCCTCTGCGTATCATCGGCTCAAATTCGTCCACTCGGAATACTCCTCCTATGTTCTCGCTGTTCCGGGGATCAGCCCCGCCTGTTAAGCGCGGGGATGAATGGCTGGCACTTGTCCACTTTGTCCAGTACAGCAAGCCGCGCAAATACTACCACTGTTTCGTCGCACTGAGCAAGAACTTTGTGCCTCTGCGCATCAGTCTACCGTTCGTCTTCCGCACTCCAAGCATTGAGTACTGCGTGTCGTTCCGCATCGTGGATTCGTATGCAGAGTGTTACGTATCATTCATGGACAGTGAGCCCTCTCGTGCTCGGATTCCGCTCTCTGGAATTGAATGGGTCTCAGTCTAAGTGCGCAGAGACTGATCGGAGCAGATTAGAATACGACGGGCGCTGAAACCCAATCTTGGGCCGAATGCACAAGAGGTCGGGCAGCCTTGCCCAATAGCGATCAATACAATAGTTGTGATGATCTCCCGTTTCAATCATCTTCTGCAACCCTTCTGTCACTGTATCCAATACAATCGCTGCAGTGCTCTTCTGCAGGAGATATCCCGATGACGTCGTGCAGGACTGCAGAGTCCGCAGGGTCGCATCATTGTGCGGCTGTCGTTCTCCAAATTTGGATAGCGACAGGAAGCAGATATTGTAGGGAATATCCCAGGATTTGTTCAGCGAAGACCAGACTCGCTCCTTGTCGTCCACGAACACAAAGTCATCTTCCAGGATGAGACACCGCTGGGCATCAGAATGATGGCAGAAATGCTGGATGACGTCTACGTGATTTTTGGTGGCACCAACATACGGAGGCAGTCCGTCCTTCTGTGCCCGATAATGATGGACGCGATGAAGCGGTGCCTGCACGGCCGCCAGTGTCAAGAGCGTATCGTAGTAGCGATCCACTCGTTCTTCCAGATTCAGGATGTAGATGATGCCCACGGGTTCCCACGCCGGATGGTAAAGAACCTCGTCGTGCTTCACCTCGTAGAACCGGCTGACGTGTCGGTAGATGCGATTGGAACACGGAAGTGCAAGATGCCAGTCGGGGTAATTCCCGTAGTAGATCACAACTTCGTCATTCGCAGGTTCCCGGGAGGTGTCAAAACATGCGACGATCTTGCCGAGGCGGGAAAGCAAGTAGCTCGCGTTCTTCTGAGAGTGGGGCGTGATCTCCGCGAACTCAAACTGTGAGAGCCAGAACTGAGCCTTGGGAACATTCCCAAGGTAGAAGTGCGCGATATAGGCAGCATCAAAGAACTCAGTGCGCTGTCCATACGGAACCGACATGGGATCTATCTGCTCGCTCAGATACACCATCAACTCAAACTGATCGTGGCTCTGTGCGACCTTGATCAGCTCAAGTGGATTGGGGTGTGACTCAAATCGTGGCTTGCCGTTCCAGATGACATTACCAACAAAGTCGGTCGGATTCTTCATCGGCGGAATCCGACGAGTGGTCTCGTGAACCAGGGCGTAGACATTGGTGTGCACGAGAAGCTCCGGAAGGATCTTGGGGTAGACGATCTTGGATAGGTAGTGCTCGTCGTATCCGTATCCTGCGTCTCCCGACATGTCAATCTCAATGTTCAGAGGCTTCTTCCATCCAAACAGTCCTCCCATGATGGGCGACTTGTGCCAGATGTGATCACGAATCATGTGATAGTTCTGGGGAGACTTCAGGAAGTCCTGGATACACCAGCGGTCGCGCTCGGTGATGCGCGAATCAGCATCGCGGATAAAGCCGACCTCGGCGGTCTTCAGTGGTACATAGCGGTAGAGCATGTTGATGGCGCCCTCGCGACCCGTCTCAACGACGGTGGCGTTGGGGATCACCCACGATGGATCACACGTGCCCTTGTAGACAAAAACATCAAACTCGGGAAACCATTCCCGAATGCGTTGGATGTTTTCTAGGAGACCCGTGTAGTAATTGGCTTCTGTTCCGTAGAGGCAGAAGGAGAAGACCTTCATTGTTGTTTCAGAGAATGCTTCACGCGTAGAGGTGACGCCAGTTGTCATCGCCCTTGTTGGTGGAGATGTCATCCAGGATGTGCCGAGCCAGCTCTACGTCAATGGTACACGGCAGGCTGATCTTGGTGTAGAACTTGTAGGACTTGGCCGTCGCCTCATCGGCAATGCGCAGGAGATTGATGCGAGTCACCAGCGTGTCCACGGCGCGGATGAGTGTCCGGACGCCCTCTTCCTCCTTGGAGTATTCGTCAATGAGGAACTTGACGGCACTCTCGGAGATCTTGACATCCACCTTGATACGCTCCAGAACCTGCGGCCAGACATACTGGGTCAGGATGATCTTCTTCTCATCCGCCGAGTAGCCGCTGCAGTTGATGACCTGCATCCGGTCGCGCAGAACCGGGTGAACCTTGGACTCGTCGTTGAAGGAGAACACGAAGAGCACCTGCGAGAGGTCAAAGTCAACTCCCGCGAAATACCGGTCGTGGAACTGAGTGTTCTGAGACCGGTCGGTCAGGTGGATCAGCATAGAGACAATCTCCTCGCCGTGGGCGGTCGTGGAGACCTTGTCCAGCTCGTCAAAGTACATGACCGGGTTCATGCAGCGGGCGGTCATGAGACTGTCGGCGACCCGACCCCATGTAGAGCCCTCGTACGTGTAGCTATGTCCCACAAAGTTGGAGCTGTCGGCGGCTCCACCCAGACTGAAGAACTCAAACGGCCGTTTGAGGACAGTCGCGACACCATGCTTGGCGAAGCTGGTCTTGCCCACACCCATGGGACCCTTGAGTGCGATGACATTGCCAATGGACGACGGATTGCTGATCCACTGCGCGAGTATCTGCATGATCTGGGTCTTGGCACCCTGCATGCCGTAGACTGCCTTGTCTAGCGTCTTGCGCGTGTCCGCAAGGAACTCGGCACAGGGCTTGGGACCATCATCCAGCTTGACCGGCAGAGGCACGATCTTGCCGAAGGGCACTCGCAGGAATCCATCCACCCACGTCCGCAGCTTGAAGCTCTCACCGGCGTCCGGTCCCATCTCGTTGAGCATATCAATCTTCTTGATCACCGTGGCCTTGATGGAGTCAGAGACCGGCAGATCCAGGACGCGGAACTTGTAGGGCACGTCGCCATCCTTGACCAACTTGGCGAGCTCGTCCATCTTCTTCGTGAGCTTGCGGCGCTTGCTCTTAGGAAGTTCCTCAAAGTATTCCTGCTCCTCGTCGTTGAGAGCCAGCGCAGGCTCATCCTCCTCCTTGCCGCGCTTGTTGCCCGCGAGACTCTTGACCTTCCGACTCGGGACGTACTTGTTCATGAGGTAGCCGATGAAGCCATCCTCCTCTTCCTCCTCTTCCTCTTCGTCGTCCTCGTCATCCTCAGCGTCGTTCGGGTTGTAGCCGCGATTGTCAATCTCAATCTTGACGTATCCGTGCTTGGAGATGGGGACAGTGATGGTCCGCGGAGCCTCTTCCTCCTCTTCGGACTCCTCCTCGTCTTCGGTCTCCTCTTCCTCGTCAACAGAAGTGTCTACATCTGCCTCCGACTCTGTCGGGGGTGCGTAGTCCTCGTCCTCCGACTCGTCTTCCTTCTCATTGAGGGTGTCGTCCTCGACCCACTCAACCGCAGTCGGGGCGGGACGCTTGCGAAGGTTGTAACGTTTCGGCATCTTGCTGCCTCCCAAGAAGAAAACCCGTCCGCTTTCGTTTTCTGCAGTGAATACAATGGAAGATATTGAGCGGGTCGCGAAGAAGTACGGTTTGGAGAACAATAAGAAAGCGGCGTCCGACCCGATCGTCCGGGTGAGCTTGGGTATTGTCCAGGACTTCCTTCGTGACAACCAAGTGATGTGCTACGGCGGTACCGCGATCAACAACCTGCTTCCGGCCAAGGCTCGGTTCTACAACCCGACCTATGACATTCCGGACTATGACTTCTTCAGCAAGGAACCCCAGGAACACGCGGTCAAACTCGCAGACAAGCTGGCCAAAGCGGGTGTCAAGAACATTGAGGTGCGGCCCGGCGTTCACCTGGGGACATTCAAGGTCTTCTCGGATTTTGAAGGCGTTGCGGACATTACCCACCTGGATGGACCCATCTTTGATCGGTTGTGGAAGGAGAACATTACTCGCGATGGAATCCACTATGTGACTCCGAACTTCCTGCGGATGTCGGTCTATCTGGAGCTCTCCCGCCCGCAGGGCGACGTATCGCGCTGGACAAAGGTCTACGAGCGTCTGGAGCTGCTGAACAAGCACCATCCCATGGTCTGTCCGGGGGTCAAGGAGGCTCCGACAGAAGTAGATGCAGCCGATCACAAGTTCATTGAACGCATCCTTCGGAAGGAGAACGTTGTGCTGCTGGGCATCACAGCATCGCAGATGCACGTTCCCAAGCGAAAGACTATCAATTGGTATGCCCCGGTGACCGTCCTCGCAGATACACCCACGCTTGAAAAGATCATCAAGGGTCGGAAGACTCGCGAGACACCGGGTTCCGAGGTGGTTCCTCGGTTTGTGGATATTGCCAACAAGGAGGACAAGATTATCATGCGCGTCTTTGAGACGGCGGCATGCCATAGCTACCATGCAGTGGGCGATATTCACGTGGCGAGCATTCCAACTCTGCTGCAGTTCTTCCTTGCGTATCTCTACGCAGGAGCTCCAGAGGATGACATTACTCACCTGCTCTGTGTCGCGCAGCGGCTGGTGGACCTTGCACACAGCAAGTCCAAGCGGCGGTTCGCACTCTTGACACCCCACAGTTGTCTGGGGCATCAGGAGACGTTGACAGGCCTGCGCAAGCACAAGGCCGTTCTATTTGAGAAGTATTCCAAAAACAAGAGTTCTGCCGATTTCCTCAAGTATTTCTTCACCTACAATCCGCGGGATACAGCGACCCGACGCAAGAAGGCCAAGGACGCTCTACGCAGGACTCGCAGGGCTAGGCTCGAAAGTTCCTATTAATCCGCCACATGTACGGAAGACCGGGGCAGTTTGAGCACGACTCCTTCACACCCTGAAGAAACTGAACATACGAGTCGTTCCCGTTGGGCGTCTCGTTGATATACGCGTTCGCACCCGTCGTGGATGCAAAGGTTTGGTATACCAGCCGCACCTTTGTTCTAGTCGTCGCATCGGACGCATACTGAACCCGAAGAGATGTTATGCCCGAGACATCAATGCCGCGCTGTCCGCCTGCACTCATTTGCTCCTATTCCAGATTATAAACGACCCGTGTACCATGTCATGTCAAAGTAGGATCCCGATGCCGGCTTCTTCATCAGATCGGAAGGAGGCTGCTCAGATGCCTTGAGGAAGATTCGCGCGTTGCTGAGCGCATACGGGTAGTATTCAACGCGACCAACCACGCCATCCCATTCTCCACCGAATGTCACAGAATCGTTGGTCTGCATTGGGAGGTTGCTGAGCGTATGATACATGCGCAGTGTGCCGTTGATGTAGAAGTTGACCGACGTCTGATCAACTACAATCGCAAAATGCACCCACTTCATCGCGGGGATGTTGGAGATCATAAGAGTCTCGGGTTCTGCGGCACTGTATGTCTTGATGCTGGCAATCAGCGTGTTGGATGTGCTGTCAATGTAGAGACCCGGTGCGTCTCCAACTGAGAAGATGCGGCGTCTCTGACCGAATCCTGATGTAAAGTTCTTGACAAGAATCCATCCCGTCCACGAGTAAACAGCTCCCTCCTTTTCGTTGAACGACCGAGGAAGCACAACAGAAGACGACACCACCTTTGAACCCTCCTGTGAGTCTTTGAGGATGACGACGCCGTCGGTTTTCTCCCCGGTATACGTGAATGCAACGTATACGATTGCGACAACAATGGCTATGACACCGACCCACACCCACACTGACATTGTTCACTACACAGAAACAAACCCTCTCGGCCCGAGCCGCAGACCACCGGTTCGTTGAGTCGGTGCGATGCGCGCAGGATCCTCTGGAACTCGCGGGCCACTCGGAGTCCATACCATCCGAAGCATCGTCTCGTAGGACGTCTGCTGCTGGAACACGAGAGACTGGGGGTCTACAACGCGAGTTCCCATGTTGTAGATGTAGTGAATCCGAGACGAATCGCTCTGGTACTCCCGTACGAGAAACCCTGCGCGCGCCATCCGAATCGTCCAGTCTAGGTCCTCGCCGCGCGTGCCATCCTTGAACCGAACTAGCTTGGCAACATCGGACATCATTGGATTGAGGTGGTTCGGAGGCCGAAGGAACACCTCGCCGCGTGCCATGTTGTCGGTGAGCTTATTGTCCAGGCTGTGCGTGAACGTGTACTGCGCAATCTGTCCACGTAGGCGCATGACCGGCCAGTTGTTCCGAATCATCTGGAGGACATCCTCTACATAGGCATCGGTGATGTCATCGTCGTCGTCAATGAATGACAGATATTTGCCCTTGGCATTCTCCAGGAGCTTCTGGCGCTTGTTGCCGATGCTCATCTCGCGGTTGTCCAGCTCCACGCAGTATTCAATCCGGAAGTCGGGGGCAATGCGGCTGATCTTCTCGCGGAGCGACGACAGAAGCGTCTGCAGGCTGGTCTCGCGGCCGACAATGGTTGGAATCAGGATAGACCAATCGTAGTCATACCGCTTGCGGGAGATGTAGGTGTACATATCGTCGTTCCAATACCGCTGATTGGCTTCGTAGAGCGCGTCCATTCGGTCGGCGAACCCGGTGCCAGGGTGCTCGTGGCGAATGATGCAATACGCGCTGTAGAGGCAGATGTCCTTGTAGTCCGTGCGGCAGAGATCGGTCAGTTCGGTGTCACAAAAGAGGCTCTTGTAGGAGGGATGGTAGATATACCCCTGGCGATCGTAGAACCGCCGTCCGTAGACACAGAGCGTATTGAGCCGGTCTGCCTGGTGACCATCGTTGAACCAGAGGATGCCGTTGGTGTCCGGAAAACGAGAAAGCATAAGATTGCGAATGATATCATCGTATCCCTTGATCTGGGGGATCATATCATCCGAGACGAGAACAACGATGTCCCAGGGGTAGTCAATGCGGTTCATATCCGCATTGCATGCCTCAATCTTGGATCGGTTGTCCGAATAGAAGACCCGACCCCAGGAGATCCGACGAAACATCCGCTCCAGCTCCTCTCGGACAAGATTCCGAGTCATGGACTCGTCATTGTTGTCGCAGGAGACCGCAATCCCAAGGAGCTCGGGATGGTTGGCGTTCCGGATGTACGACTGGAGCGTCTGCATGACTCGCTGGGGGCGAGAACGGGTTGGGCACTTGAGAAGAATACGCATTGGAGTTTCTTAGTTCATCGCCTTAAAATGTATACTTGCTGACTTCCGAGCCCTTGTAGTTGAAGATGGACAGGCGGAAGGTGTATCCGAAGATCCGCGCGAAGAGCGAATCATCGTCGGCTTCCATGCTCGGCGCGCCGCACGTTGTGCCTGTCGCAAAGAAGGTCTGTGCATCGCTCGGGCTGAGCATCGCAGAGTAGCTGCGGAGGTTGCAGATAGAGCCCGAGAAGCCACCGTTGTCGTTGAGGATGATGTCACCCCCCGCAGGCTTCGGCACGCCCGGGAGGACGCATGACTTGACAAGTCGCCCGTTGATGTAGATATCCATGTTGCGGTCAAACAGCGTCACGGACACCGAGAACCATGCCTGCAGAGGCACGTTCTCCACCGTGCAGGTAAAGCTGTCGCCGCCGGCGTTTGTGCTGCCCTGGGTTGTTTCCGCTGCTGACGCGTTGTTGCTGAAGTAGTTGACAGTAACATTCAGACTGTTGTCCGTGGGATGCATAGAAATTCTAGGATTAGAGACCGAGGCCGAATTGCTGGCAATTCGCTTGACAATGTCCTTCTCCTGACCAAACTTGTAGTCCCAGTCCTTGATGAACATCCAGAACTGCATACCATAGTCGCCGCTCTCCCCCATCGGTGCCCGGATGGCCGGGACTACAGTTCTTTCCTTACCATCAATCGCAGCGGGCACCTGATCCTCCGACGCCGTTGACCCACCAAACAGCGACGGCAGGGGGTTTCCTGAATACGAACGCATCCACGCGTAGAAGAGGTATCCGACGAGGAGAAGAATCACCGCTCCGAGGACATAGACCCATACACTCCGCGAGGTTTCCGTCTTCGGCTCGGACTGATTCAATGAGAGCGATATGCCAGGGCTGTCCGACATGCTTATTGTTTAAGGAAGGGACTTTCTTGCGAAGATCTTGACTACTCGTAATGGAAAAACGGACGACGTCCGTGCAAGCGAATCAAGCTTCAATGTACTGCAACAACTGCGGGGGAAAGGGTCATCTATTCCGAACATGTGCAGACCCCGTGTTGTCTTGCGGAATCCTTCTCATCAACAAACCCGGCTTGCCAGTGACTCCCGGCGATGTCAACCTCCTGATGATCCGACGCAAAGACAGCATGAGCTTTGCAGAGTTCATGCGCGGCAAGTATGATACTGGCGACACCGAATACGTTGCGCGGCTCATCAAGAACATGACGCTCAAAGAACAGGCGAACGTGGCATCCGAGCCGTTTGAGACTCTCTGGAAGAACCTCTGGGGCGACGATCGGATGTCCACGGACTTTGCGATTGCTCGTGACAAGTTCAACCGTCTGGATCGGTATTCACTCGTTCGGGACAATCTCTCGGAATATACCGAGCCCGAATGGGGCTTCCCGAAGGGTCGTCGGACGCGAGGTGAATCGGACTTGGATTGTGCTCTGCGTGAGTTCGCAGAGGAGACCAACGTGCCCCGCAGCGCATTCGTTGTGCTCAAGAACATCGTCCTGGAGGAGACGTTCACAGGACTCAACAACATTCGGTATCGGCACGTCTACTTCATCGCGTTGCTCAAGCAACCGGGGTTGATTGATCTCAAACAGAAGTTCACTCCCATGCAACGGAGAGAGATATCCGGCATTGCGTGGAAGACGATGGACGAGGTGGATGTCCTCATTCGTCCGCATTATGTGGAACGGAAGAGCATGATGGATCAACTCAAGATAGTTCTTCAGAGTTACGAGACATCGGACGATTAAACCCGGAAGCCCGCGAGATAGACGGTAATCATATACGACACCGCAGCAATCACAAAGACCCACCACCAGAGAGGGAAGACAGTGGATTCCTTGTCCTGGGTCCCGAAGGGGCGAATCCGCCCCTCACGACCAAAGGCGATGTCGGGTTGCAGATAGAGAAACCCTGCCATCAGAAAGAGGTAGATGGTAACCATCCACATACGGTGGTTTTTCCGTATCATTGTCTTCTACGGCGCAAAGATTTAGCTCGGCGTTTGACTGTGCGCCGCTTCTTGCCACGCGCGCGACGAGTCTTGCGACGACCACCCATCTCCGGCGCCATCGGATTGGCGATTTCGAGCAGGCGGAAATCATCCTTCAGTTCTTCATCGGAGACAGTAATCTCCTTCTTGGAATCGGTAGCATCGTATAAGATATGCTTGCCATCTGCTGCGGGGCGCATGTATTTCCACATGGAGTAATCGCGCACTTCCCCGCGGGTCGCACTGATCTGCCTCTTCTCCATACGTGTATAGACATCTCCGGCAGAGGGCGTGTGATCCGGCAGGTTCTTTCCCACCCATCTTCCTCGGTCGCCGGTCTCGTATTCCGGCGGCGGACCATAAGGATCGGATGTTGGTTCTACAGGAACCACAGCTTCTTGTTGAGGGATGGCGGCTGTAGGCGGCGCGGTCTCCGCCTCCGCCGCTCGCCGCGCCTCTTCCGCCCCCGCCGCCGGCACCCCCGCCGCCCGCAGCGCTGCCGCTTTGATATCTGCGTTAATCGGGGCATCAGTAATGACTGCCTTAGCCCGGCTAAACCACGAGCTCATGCGACCGGCTAGCGCGGTTCCGACCTTCTCGCCCTTAGCAACCGTTTCTTGAAGTCCGGTATTGGGATCCAACCATTCACCAAGAAGTGTCTGGATACTCTCAGCCTTGGCGGGCTGAGCCGCCTGCACAAAAAACAACGCTGTAATAACAGCCGCCGCTCTCCACCAGTTCAGCGTGAACATTGTAAGTAGTCTTCAAAAATTCGCATCGGTCGAAGTAATGGCTAAACCTTACATTCTACCCAACCGCAAGGCCTTTGCCGACGCGATCACTCGCATGTTTCTGCGTGCCAACTACCGGAAGGGCGATGTAGATCCCCTCTCGGCGGAGGAGGCTGATGTGGATCTGTGCATTCCTCGCACTCGGGGCAACACTCGCGAGCTCTTTCCCTATCAGAAGCTCGTGCGCGACTACCTGCTGATTGAGACACCCTACCGAGGCCTTCTCCTGTACCACGGTCTGGGTTCCGGCAAGACATGCTCATCCATCGCGGTTGCCGAGTCGCTGCTCACCACTCAGAAGGTCTATATCATCCTGCCGGCCTCGCTGGAGGAAAACTACCGCGGGGAGATCCGCAAGTGTGGTGATCCGATCTACGCCTTTTCCCAGCACTGGCGCCGTCAGGAGCTCAACGAGGAGTCTCGCAGAGTCGCGATAGGGCTTGGCATCCCCGAGGGATTCCTGGATCGCACGGGCTACTTCTACTCCACAGTTCCCGACCAGGAAGCGAACTGGGAGGCGCTTCCAAAGGCAGCCAAGGACGGCATTGCCGCGCAGATTGAGGCGGTGATTGACTCGCGCTTCAACTTCATCCGCTACAATGGCCTGTCGTCTTCCAATATTGGCAAGTTTGCCCCCCAAGAGGGCCCGAACCCCTATGACAACTCGGTCGTGATCATTGATGAGGCACACAACTTCATTCGGCAGGTGTCCAACAAGTCGGACATTGGCTACCAGCTCTACAAGAAGATCTACGATGCCAAGAGCTGCAAGGTCGTCTGCCTGTCTGGCACGCCGGTCGTCAACAGCCCCCACGAGATCGCGTTCCTTATGAACCTCCTGCGGGGTCCGATTGAGCGCATCATTGTGCCGTTCAAGGAAGCGCCCACGTGGGACGAGGAGAAGTTCAAGACGGCTCTGAAGGCCGTTCCCGATGTGGACACGATTGAGTTCAACACAGTGAAGAAGTACCTGATGCTTACTCGGAATCCACCCAACTTCCGCAGCGTCTACAACGAGAAGGGTGAGCGAGTCGCCGTCCAGTATGTCGCGGATATGGTGTCGCCTCCCGTGGCACTGGACTGGGTCAAGTCCTGGAAGTCCAAGTTTGAGACGGACATTGGCGGCGGTGAACTGGACGCCGATCGTGTGACCACTGAGATGCTGGAGTGCATGCCCAGTGATTATGATCAGTTTGAGTCCACGTTCCTGGATGGGCTCAACATCAAGAACCCCCTGCTGTTCCAGCGCCGGATTCAGGGTCTGGTGTCCTACTTCAAGGGTGCCGACGAGCGTCTTCTTCCCCGTCGTGTGGACGATGAGCACATGCTGGAGAAGGTGGAGATGTCCTCCGAGCAGTTCAACAGCTACCTTGAGACGCGGTGGAGTGAGCTCAAGGCCGATGCGAACCGCCGTCAGAAGCGCCGGATGGACGAGGATCTCGGATCGTTCCGCGTCAATTCTCGTCTGGCATGCAACTACGCGATCCCACCGGATCTAATCCCTGCGAGCATTCGCCAGCAGATGCGCGAGGCGAAAGACCCCGCGGAAGCGAAGGTTCTCGCCAAGGCACAGAAGGAGGCTGCTCTCGGGCGGCTGCGCGATGCCCCCGATCGCTATTTGTCGGAGCGTGCGCTGGCAATCTTCAGTCCCAAGATGCTCAAGATCCTGAAGAACATGCAGGCGTCGCTGGGCGAGGCGCGCAACTGGAACAACCAGTTCCTGTATTCGCAGTACAAGTCGCTGGAGGGCATCGGCGTCTACACGGCAATTCTGGATGCCAACGGATGGCAGCCGTATCGCATCATCCAGGACGACACGGGCCAATGGATTGAAGATCCGAGCATGGATCCCAACAAGCCGGCGTATGCCCTCTTCACGGGCGGTTCGGGCATGGTCGGCGAAGAGGTCAAGAGTGACTTCGCTACAGCGCGCCGCAATGCCATCAAGCGGTCGGCCGCCAACTCTGAGATCCGCGAGTATATGCGGCAGATCTTCAACGGCGACTATGCGGACTCTATGCCCCCAAGTCTGAAGGCGTCTGTAGAAGGCCGCGGCTACCGGCTGCTGTGCTTGATGATGGCATCGTCTGCGGGTGCTGAGGGCATCACACTTGCGAATGTGCGCCACGTTCACATCATGGAGCCGCACTGGACACCGTCTCGTCACGACCAGGTCATCGGACGCGCGATCCGTATCTGCTCGCATGCGAAGCTGCCGATGGCAGAGCGTACGGTCAAGGTCAGCTTCTACCTCTCGGTGTTTACGGAAGCCCAAGCAAGATCCACCGAGGGTGCGACCAACGTCGTGCCCATTCGTCGGTCGGACACGGGACTCAAGCGCTATGAGGGTGATCCCCCCACGGAAGCCTTCATGAGCACTGACGAGTACCTCTACAATGCGGCCTACGAGAAGGACAAGATCAACGGGCGCATCTCTGTCCTGCTCAAGCAATCTGCCGTCGACTGTGAAGTTCATCGGAAACTCCATAGTCGCGAAAGACCTATCATTTCGTGTATGCGGTTTGATACGACGGTCACGGGTGAGGATCTCGCCTACCGCCCGAGCATCAAGAATGACGATCTGGATGCGACGTATCTTCGCAACATGTCGCGCAGACAGCGTCGTCTGCAGAAGGTTGCCATCAAGGGCATGGTGTTCTATGTGGATCCGGACAGCAATGAGGTGTTTGATGGTCCGGCCTTTGAGGATCAACAGCGACTCCTGCGCCTAGGCGTCAAGACATCGCCCACGCAGATCCGCTGGATTATCCCGTGAAGGAGAGGATGTCCTCCAGCCAGTTGTCGCAGACAAGCGACCAGCTCTTGAAGTTGTAACCCCGGATCGCCTCGCGCATCGCCGGCAGTTTGGCTGCGGTGGCCTCCATCGCATCCGTAACCTTGTTCGGGTGGAAGGCGGGAACCCGAGTCCCGAGTGGCATGCCACCGGCGTGATAGACATAGAAGTCACCCGGAACAAACTGGGCAACCCGACTGTCCAGGAAGTCACCATACGCACCAACGTCGGTCACCACCTGGGGCGCACCCGTGTACAGATGCTCCAGCTGGCACAGACCATACCCTTCGCCGTCCGAGGTATTGATGCCAATATCCGCGACGTTGTAGAGCTGATTGATGCCCTCGTCGGCAATGACGTTCGGCGGTGCAGTATCAATGCAGATAACGCGATTGGCGTAGGATTGGAGATTGAGTCCGAGATCGGCGAGCTCCAGTGCATAGATCTTGGGAACGTCGTAGTAGGCACCCGACTGCGGTGCCAGGTTGGTCGCAACGATGAGATAGTGCGGCACGTCCTTCTCTCGCAGGAGAAGACGAGCGAACGCCTGAATGGTAAGATCCAGCCGCTTGCGCTGGCTGTTCCGATTGGCATTGAGGTAGACAACCGCATTCTGCGGGATGTTCATACTGCGCCGAAGGTTTGAGCGATCCGACGTGGACATGGACGAAAACACCGTGGGGTCTACGGCATGCTCCAGGATAGACACGTTCTTGAAGTCACCGTAGGTCGCGAGCGTGCGACGCCACGTCTCCGAGAAACAGAAGACCCGATCCGCATGATCGCGAATCGCATCCATGAGGGGCTGCGCAATCCCCTGGTAGACCTGGTCCACGTAGATCCACAGCTTGTAGGGAGTCTTGCCGCGCTCGTGCTTCATCGCCTCAATGAACCGGTAGATGATCAGAGGATCATTGTAGATCATGACAACGTCGGGGCCGACCATCTCCAGATACTCGTGGATCTTGTTGAAGCCGAAGCCCTCCTCCTTGGGATCCTCGTTGGCGGCCGCATCATACTGAATGATCCCCTCGGGACACTTGCGGAAACCCGGGCGAGACGGATGGCGCTGGAATCCAAAGTGGTAGGTCTTGACCTTCGGCGTCATTGTCGCGAGCTGACGCAGGAGATTGTACGCGACCTTCGCGTAACCGGTGGTCTGATCCGTGTGCGTACTGACAAGGACGAACCGCATTCTTTGGAGACTAGACGATTCTCTCGTATAAACCACAAATGCAGGTGAACTCTGCGCAGGATTGGCTGACCAACAAGAAGCGCCAGATTGTGGCGAGCACGTATCACCGAACTCCTCCCCCGCAGTCCCGGAAGTACAATTATGTGTTTATTAGCGCGTTGGCCAACGGCGCGACACAGCGCGAGCGGTTTATCGTTCCGCCGAACCCGGGTCTCAGCACGATTCCCGGCGCGACATATTCGTCGCTCTGCTGCCTCTCTGCGGGTCAGACGGGCGCGCCGTTCACGTTTGCCCGAGTAACCACGCAGGGCAACATCCCGATCCGCGACCTCAACCTCGCCATGAGCTACAGAGCAACTATCCGGCAGTAAGTAATGGCAATCTCCATTCTAACATGGGCGACAGGTGTTTTCTATGTTATCATTCTTTTGCGCTTCTTCAGTATCGTGGAGGAAGGGAGCTAAACAATCCGCTGTGTCTATACAAATATGGGCGGAGGCTTACTTCAGCTTGTCGCAACGGGTGCCCAAAATGAGTTGGTCAATGGAAGCCCCTCCATGACTCATTTTCGGGCTGTTTATCGTCGCCATACGAACTTTGCTATGGAGCACATTCGCATGGCCTTTACGGCATCCAATCTTCAGTTCAACACGACGGGGACACGAACGATCTCTTGCCGCATTGATCGCATCGCGAACGTGTTGCACGACACATATCTTGTTCTAACGCTTCCCGACATCTGGTCTCCGCTGTACTATCTTGGGTTGTCCCCACAACTACCCGCGGGTTACGACGCGCGTTCCAACTCACTTGGTTACGAGTTTCGGTGGATTGACAACATCGGCTACAATCTCATTGACAGCGTGAATATCACCATGAACGGCCAAGTCATTCAGACACTGCGCGGCGAGTGGATGAAGTTCTACTCGTATCTGATCCACGACGCCAACAAGCGCAAGATCGTGGACGAGATGGTGGGCAACGTGCCCGAGCTCAACGACCCCGCGAATGCCTATGACCGCACGAATCAGTACCCTCATGCGGTGACACCTGCGGTACTGCCCTCTACTCTGCCGCAGACGACGGTTCCGGAACCGAGCATTCGGTCGCGCCAGCTCGTCATTCCTCTGCACTTCTGGTTCTGCGAGAATCCGGGACTGGCCCTGCCGCTTATCTCGCTTCAGAACTCGGAGGTCTACATCAACGTGACACTGCGGGCTCTGAACGATTTGTATACGGTGATTGACGTGAACCCCGACAGTGCCACCTACGGCAAGCGTGTCGCACCTGTCAATTACCCCATGTCATTGTTCTTGTCTCCCCCGCTCACCACCGGTCTTCCGAGCAATCCGAACGTGACATCCTGGTTTCCCGACCCGTATGTTGAGGGCAATTTCATCTGGATGACGGAGGCGGAAAAGAACCAGCTGGCCCGCGCCGACCAGACGTTCCTGGTGAAGACGGTTCAGTATGTCTTCAAGGACGGACAGTTTGGAGCCAATACGGATATGGAACTCCCAATGTTCAACCTGGTGACACGGTTTGTCTTTGCCGTACAACGGTCGGATCGTATCCTGGTCAACGACTGGGACAATTACACGAACTGGGAAAGTCCGAATCGCGCGCCGTGGACGGCGATTGACACCAATGTCATGTCCAGCATCTATGAATCGGGTCAGCAGCAGATCACGTCGGTCTATCCCAAGTTCCCGGTTCTGGATGGACTTGTGCTTCTGGATGGCAAGGAGCGCTTCCAGACCAAGACGTTCCCGTTCTTCAACCTGCTGCAGATGTACCGGCACACGACGGGCATTACGACAGAGCTTCCGGGCGTCTACCAGTACTCGTTTGCACTGGACAATGACCAGTATCAGCCGAGTGGATCTCTCAACGGCAGCATGTTCAATAAGATCGTCCTGCGACTGTCTCTGCAGCAGCCGATTCCCGCGAGCACGTCGTCCTCTCAGACGGAGGTTGTCTATGCACTGAAGTCCACGCTCTTCAGTCAGAACCCGACGCTTATCACAGCAGCCCAGTGCGCGCTCGTCAATCCGGTCACGGGACTTCCTCTGTATCCCAAAAACGACGTGGTGTCCATCGTGCAGACGAATGACAATGTCATCTTTACATTCACATACAATGTGGGTGTCTATGTGGAGTCCATCAACTTCCTGCGCATTGTATCGGGTCTCGCCAATCTTGTGTTCTCTTCTTAATAATGAGTGGCAGCGGGACCATAAAGGCTGCGACGTACGGAGACGAAAACACCGCCGCGGACGTAACTAGAGCAATCGTTTCCCTTTTCCAGCAGGGCAAGAACTACATAGAGCTCAAGGCAAGTCCCAGCATTCTCAACATGGATGGCGCTGGAACACAAGCAGAGCTGACGACGCGCGATCAGGAGAACATTCGTGCAGAGGCCGAAGAGTCGTGCGGAAACGCAGCCGACCAGGAGTGCATGAACAACCAGGTACAAGTGCTTACCAACGCGCGGCTTGAGGAGAAGGCGAGGGAACAGGCTCTTCCGACTATTCGGGGAGAGCGATTGACAGTCACGGTCGTAGAGGCCGGAAAGACGAAAACACTGGTAATACCGCGAGATGAGATCTTCCGCTATGGCGTCCGTGCTCCCGGAGATATACCCACCGAGGAGTACCTGGCTCCCCTTTTGAATGTGCTGTCGGTTGATCTTCTCTGGAAAGCGACAGGAAACGCGGTGTATTACTTCATCTGGGCGTTTGGAGTCGCTCTTACGTGGATTGCCCTGAGCCAGTCCTATCAGCTGCCGACCGGACAGATGATCCGCCCCGGAGACTACTGGTGGCTCAAGTATGTGGGCACGGTCATTGCGATCTTGTCTGGTGGATGGGGCGGGTTCGTCATCATTGTCATCGTGTATTTCGTCCTGGGTCTCAAGCACTACATCGGTCAGAGAAGTTTGCTCGCAACTACACAATGATTGAACTGCGGTGGGTTACTGCGGGTCTTATCGTCGGTCTCCTGATGGCGACTGTCTTTGTTCCTCCGACGCGGAAGCTCAAGACCGTTCCTGCGCCCAATGACTCCAGCGTCTACCATACGGATACGGGGTGTGTCCGGTTTGTCTCGGAGGAGGTGCCATGTGTCCAGGGTGCGGATTCTCTCAACCTACTCGCAAGTCTTGGTAAGAAGCAATGATCCCGATCGCCGCCGCAATCCATCGCGGAGCTCCTCTGTTCTCTTTCATCATCGGACTTGGTCTCTCGGCAATCCTCTTTCACCGCAATTACAGCGTCAAGAAAGAGGTTGCCCTGCCACTGGACGAAGCAACGTCCCGAGTGGTAAAGGCCGATGGCAAGTGCTATAGGTATCGCGTGGAAGATGCAACGTGTGAAAACGTGTCTAAGAACTAAACAATGGACTCTGACGCCACATCTCTAGACGCCCTCCTGCCCTCTCCGCAGGGTCCTCAGTCTCAGCCGCCCATTGTGCCGATGCCGAGTGTTCCGACACCCGGCCATGCGGCAATGGCACCCACGTTCAAGCCGTCGCTCCCCGCGATGCGCTATGTTCTGGGTGGGGCGAGCCTCTATGTGTCGTTCTTCCTTGCCGCGGCGATCATCTCGCTATCCATGCCGCGGAATCTGCTGCTCCAGTATGTGCCCAACGCCTACACCTCCGGTGGCGTTGTCTCACTCATGGGTGCAGGCGTCCTCGGTCTCGCCGCCGTCGTTCTTGCGAACGTGATCAACGGCTTCCTTTCCAGCATCCTTGGCTAAGAGCCGTTGCTTGGTGTCAATGAGAGTCTGGAACAGCCGGGTGAAGTTCTTCACTCGCGCCGTCTGACTCGCCTTGTCGGGTGACGGGTATCTCGCAAACGCAATCAGCATCGTGCGAATTCGGTTGATCTCCACGTCCAGCATTCCCTCGTCTACGGTTCGCCGGACGTGAATCATGATTCTGTAATCGGTCCACTCGCTGCCATCCATTGTCTACACAAAACGAATCCGTTGGGCTCAGCCGATTCGTTTTAGGGGAGAGCAAGATGCCGGATCACGACTATTACGAG